AGAATCATTAGTTGGAGTTCAAAAGATGGCTGCCGCAAATTCAAATACAGCGACTAGACATATATTAAAAGGTGGTTTATTCTTAACGCAGGAAGTTTGTGAGTGTTTGTCACTTAGAATATCCGATATTATAGAGTACTCTCCAACTAGAGATGCATTTATGCAACAAGTAGGTGGACACAATGTCGCTACGCTATCTGAAATGTCACAATTACATCTGTATGATTTTGGTATATTTTTAGAGTTACAACCGGATGAAGAAGAAAAAGCTATTCTCGAAAGCAATATACAAGTAGCCCTAGGTCAACAAACAATAGAATTGGAGGATGTTATAGATCTTAGAGAGATTAAAAATGTAAAACTAGCTAATCAACTTCTTAAAATTAGAAGAAAGAAAAAGCTCTCGAGAGATCAAAGCATACAACAAGAAAACATGCAGGCTCAAGCTGATGCTAATATTAAACAACAAGAAGCTTCCGCTAGATTTGAAGAAGTAAAACAACAAACTATTGCTAACACAGCTATATCTATTGAATCAGCTAAAGCTGAATTTGAAACACAAAAGATGTTAGCCGAAGCCGAGGTCAAAAAACAGTTAATGCAATTAGAGTTTGATTACAACATGCAACTTAAGAATACTGAAAATAGAGAAAGAGCAAAACTAGAGCAGCAAAAAATGAATAGTTCCGAAAGACAAACTAGCATGCAAGTTGGTGCGAAAAAAGAAAAACCTTTTGAATCTAAAGGTAACGACGTTTTAGGAAAAGGCGTTGACATGTCAAGGTTCGGTCCTAGATAAAGAAACAATTTATTAATTATTATTATATTATATTATGGCAAAAAAGAAAAAAGAAGAACCAATCGTGGACAACGAGGTTGGTTCATTAAAAGTAAAAGAAAAAATTGAGAAACAACCCGATGGTAATGAAACTAAGGGTAATGTTACTAAGGTTGAGGCAAAAATGAAAATGAAACCTATTATAGAAGAACCAACTATAACTAAGGTTGATTTAAACAAACCAATAAACCAAGAAGAAAATGAAACTAAAGAAGAAATTGCAAACGATAACGTTGACGACGGAGGAGTGGTTGAACCCGTTAAAGATGCCAACACCTCAGAAAAACAAGAAGAAGTACAACCGGAAATTGAAACACAAGAAATTCCAGTTATAGAAGAAGTAACTAATAAAGAAACAGAGGAAGTAGCACAGATCGTAGAGGAAGCTTTAGTTGAAACGATTGAATCAGGTATCGAATTACCAGAAAATATTCAAAAATTAATGAGTTTCATGGAAGAGACCGGTGGGGATTTAAACGACTACGTAGCTCTTAATCAAGATTATTCAGAATTAGACAACCATACTTTATTAAAAGAATATTATAGATCTACAAAGCCGCACTTATCAGAAGAAGAAGTTGATTTCGTTATGGAAGATACGTTTGCTTATGATGAAGACGTGGACGAAGATAAGGAAGTAAAAAGAAAAAAATTAGCTATGAAGGAGCAGGTTGCTCAAGCAAAGCAACACTTGGAAAGTGTAAAATCCAAATACTACGAAGATATTAAAAGTGGAAGTAAGCTCACTGAAGAGCAACAAAAAGCTGTTAACTTCTTCAATAGATACAACGAGGAATCAGAACAAAGTCGTAAAATAGGCGAGAAACAATCTGAAGTCTTTAGAAGTAAGTCTGATCAAGTTTTCAACGAAAATTTCAAAGGTTTTGAATATAATGTTGGAGAAAAGAAATTTAGATTTAACGTAAAAGATAGGCAGAAAGTGAGAGAGACTCAAGGCGATATCAACAACTTCATTAGAAAGTTTCTAACTGAAGACAACATGATAGAAGATGCCGCGGGTTATCACAAAGGTTTATTTACCGCGATGAATCCAGATCAAGTTGCTAATCATTTTTACGAGCAAGGTAGGGCTGACGCTTTAAAAGACAGCATTGCTAAATCTAAAAATGTTAACATGGATCCTAGACAATCTCACGTCGAGAACGTGAATACTAGCGGATTTACAGCGAGAGCTTTAAACGACGATGGACCTGATTTTAAGTTTAAAATTAAACAAAAATAACAATTTAAAATTTAAAAAATGGCAATTACAAACGCAACTAATTTGAACAGTGTGCCGGCTCCAAAGCCAATGGCGCTCTCAACAAATTACTTAGACTTCAACACAGACATGGGTTGGGCTCAACAATATTTACCAGATCTTATGGAAAAAGAAGCAGAGGTATTTGGTCCTAGGACTATATCTGGATTTCTTTCACAAGTAGGAGCTGAAGAAGCGATGGCTGCTGATCAAGTTATTTGGTCTGAGCAAGGTCGTTTACACCTATCTTACAAAGGTCATCTTAACTCTCACTCTGGTGGTACTGCTTCTGGTGGTGAAATTGAAATTGAAGTTGATATTGACGGAAATGATATAGGTACTGATCACGGTGTTAGAGTTAACGATACGGTTTTAATAGCAAATTCTCAAGGAGTTGTTAGATGTCTTGTTACAGCTACTGACACAGCAAGTGTTATTGATGTACAACCTTATGACTTTGCTAACTTAAGTGACGCTGGTTTAACTACTACTGGTGGAACTGAAGACACAACTATATTAGTTTATGGTTCTGAATATGGTAAAGGAGATAGCTATAACGCTGCTGATGGTTCTACTGACGCAGATGGAAGAGGTGCTAACCAACCTTCGTTCAAAACTTTTAGTAACAAACCAATTATAATGAAAGATTACTTTGAGGTATCAGGTTCTGATACAGCTAGAATCGGTTGGGTTGAAACTACTTCTGAAACTGGACAGTCAGGATATATGTGGTACTTAAAAGCTGAAGCTGATACTAGAGCTAGATTTAACGATTACTTAGAAATGGCTATGCTAGAAAGCCAAAAGAATTTAGTTGCTTCTGGTATTGATGGTACAGCTGTTATTAAAGGTTCTAACGCTGGCGCTGGTCAAGTAGGTACTGAAGGTTTATTTGCTGCTATCGAAGATAGAGGTAACTTAACTTCAGGTGTAACAGGTGTTAACGCTTCTACTGATTTAGCTGAATTCGACGCTATCTTAGCTGAGTTTGATAATCAAGGTGCTATTGAAGAAAATATGTTATTTGTAAATAGAGCTACGTCTCTAGCTATGGATGATATGTTAGCTTCTATGAACTCTTACGGAGCTGGTGGTACTTCTTACGGAGTATTTAACAATTCTGAAGATATGGCATTAAACTTAGGTTTCTCAGGATTTAGAAGAGGTTCTTATGACTTCTACAAATCTGACATGAGATACTTGAATGACAAAGCTACTAGAGGTGGTATTAACTCTGCTAACTCTGCTAACGCGATTAGAGGTATTATTGTTCCAGCTGGAACTTCTACTGTTTATGACCAAATGTTAGGTAAAAACTTAAAGAGACCATTCTTACATGTTAGATATAGAGCTTCACAAACTGACGATAGAAGAATGAAAACTTGGGTTACTGGTTCTGTTGGAGCTGCTACATCCGCTTTAGATGCAATGCAAATCCATATGTTATCAGAGAGATGTTTAGTTACACAAGGTGCTAACAATTTCATGTTAATGAAATAAGCATTTATTATATTAAAAGACCGGGGCTTCGGCCTCGGCCTTTTATTTTATTAATTTTATTATATATTATATTATGGCAAAGAAAAAAGAAACAAAACCAGTTGCAGTAGAAGAAACTGTAATTGAAGAAGAAACAATGGAAGTAGTAAACGAATTTAAAGAAGTTGAAATTCCAGAACCAAAAGTAAGAGAAAGAAAAACACCGTCTAACGAGTGGGAAATAAAAGATAGATTATACAAGTTGAAAGGTGGTAAAAAACCATTATCTAGATCTATAAAAGCTACAGATATTTATTATTTTGACGAAGAAAAAGGTTACGAAAGAGAATTAAAATATTGTCAAAATCAAAGAACGCCATTTGTTGACGAAATGAAAGGAGACCAAAGATTAGAACATATTGTTTTTAGATCCGGTAATTTATTTGTTCCAAAAGAACAAACTGTTTTACAAAAATTATTAAGTTTATATCACCCACACAGAGATAGTATATACGAAGAGTTTAAACCAGCGGCTTTAGCAGCTGAAGAAATAGACGTTTTAGAATTACAAGTCGAAGCGTTAGTTGCCGCTAAAAATGTAGACATTGATATGGCAGAAGCTATTATGCGTGTTGAGAAGGGTTCTAGTGTATCTACGATGAGTTCTAAGGAACTTAGAAGAGATTTGTTAGTATTTGCAAGAAATAATCCTAAATTGTTCTTAGAACTTGCGGATGACGAAAATGTAATGCTAAGGAACTTTGGTATTAGAGCGGTTGAAAATGGTATATTAAGATTATCTTCTGATCAAAGAAACTTCCTATGGGGAAGTAATGGTAGAAAAATAATGACAATACCATTTGACGAGCATCCATACACTGCTTTAGCGCATTGGTTTAAAACCGATGAAGGTATGGAAATATACACAAACATAGAAAAAAGATTAAACAATTAATCAAACTGTAGAGCGGTCGCCCTACGGGGCGATCGTAAACTACAATAAAAAAATATTATGATAAACGTAGATAGAATATATCAAAGAGTTTTAACTCTAGCAAATAAAGAACAGAGAGGGTATATCACGCCTCAAGAATTTAACATCTTCGCTAATCAAGCTCAGATGGATATATTTGAACAATACTTCTACGATTTAAATCAATTTAGAAGAACACCTGGTAATGACACCGTACACGCTGATATGGTTGATATACTAGAAGAGAAGATAAGCGTGTTTGAGCAAACCGCACTTATAATCTTAAACTTAGCTGGAGAAGGACAATTATCTAGTCTTGGTAATTTCTATAGATTAACTTCTATTAGAGATGGGAATATAATTTATGAATCTATATCAAGAAAAGAAGCTAGACTTTTTCAACTCAGTCCCTTGGCTAAACCAACAAAAACAAGACCTGCTTATTTAGTAAATGGTGTTAATAATGATTTTGAACTATTCGGAAGAATACCAGTAGCTGTAAACGTAGATTATATAAGAACTCCTATTCCAGTTAATTGGACTTATGTAGTAGTTCAAGGTAAAGCACTTTATAATGGCAATGCTACAGACGCTCAAAATTTTGAACTACATCCATCAGAAGAAACAGAACTAGTTTTAAAAATACTAACTTTAGCAGGATTTACACTTAAAGATCCAAATCTATATCAAGCAGCGGCTGGTGAAGACATGAAGAGTACTCAACAAGAAAAACAATAAATAAATGGGATTATTAGACAATCAAACACAGCAAAATTATTACGACGGAAATGATTTTGGTGGTTATCAATTTATATCTTTAGATGATATTATAAACAACTTTATCATATCTTATGTTGGTGAAAATAAAATAATACCTAAAGTAAAAAGAACTGACATTGCTTTTCATGCTCAACGAGCTATCCAAGAATTATCATTCGATACTTTCAAATCTATAAAATCTCAAGAGATTACACTTCCACCATCAAACACGATGGTACTTCCACAAGATTATGTTAACTACACTAAAGTGTGTTGGGTAGATGATAATGGAATAGAACGTCCGTTATATCCAACTAGACATACTTCAAATCCAACTCCAATACTACAGAATTCAGACAGTGACTACAGCTTAACAGTTATAGGAACTTTAAGTTCAGGTCTTAATACCGTCTCTTTAGATAAACAGTATCTAAATATAAGAAAAGGCATGCTAATAACTGGTCCTTATATACCAGATAACACTTTTGTTGAGCAAGTTGATAACACTACAGCTGGAG